ATAAGGCAGCAATAACCAAAAAAGGGATTACGCTTTGGCCTCAAGGAGCACTTTTCTTTTTAGAGTTGCTATTTCCACGAGCAATATCCTCTGCATCATGCAACAAGCCCTGAAGTTGATCAAGACCTGTTTCAAACGCCAATGTTGAATCGGAGTTATAATCCTTCCCAGTAAGAAAGGATTTTATTGAACGAAACAGGGGTTTAGAAATTTTAATAATAGCATCTCCTTCTTTTTCTTCAGGTTGATAAGTATAGAGGATCTCCACCAAACTCTCCCAAAACTCAGAACGTGTTCTGTGATAAGTAAAATTTGTCAGAATCGCAGCATCAACCCATTCATCTAGTTTGCTTGCATAACAATTCATGTAGTTCTAGATTTCTTTCCCCTAGGCATGGATGGGGTTTTATTGAGGTTTTGTCCAAGATCCTCAAACTCTTCACCATCACTATCATTTGGAGTAGCGATCGGTGTTTGGACCCTCTTATTAGATTTTGAAGGGTTTTTGAGCAAAGGTCCCAAACCCAAAGCTCGAAGAGCGTCAGCAATTTCTTCAATTTTAGCATCTTTTTCTTTTGTCTTTGCCATCGAAGGAGCAATATCACCACTGACTTTAAATATACGAAGAGTAGAATCAGTCAGTGTCATAGAGTAAGTGCCCCAAGGAAAATTCCAATCAATGGTAAATGTTGATGAAGTAGAGTGAACCAGCACCCAACCAACAGCAATGGCAGTTCCTGTAGTAGGAAGCCATCCTTGACCATAACCATCAACATATGAGCCTCCAACAACAGCAGTAATGCTGTTATCCCAATGTGAATTAGGATAAGTCCCAGTATAAGTAAACCGGGTAAGCCAAGCTATTAGATAATAACCTGATCCAGAAGCATCAGTGATGTCATAGTTACTAGAACCGGTTGCATGAGGTGCAATTGTAATATTACCAGTTCCAACATAGCTGAAGGTGTCACCAAATTGTTTGTCAGATGCAAAGCCATCTATGCAAGATATGAGCTGAACATTGTTCATGGCAAAAGAATTCTCCAAATCAGGAGTGTCTAGCACGAAGTCGTATTCAATCCAAAGCTCACCAACGTTAATGGTGGCAGAAGGAACAGTTTGAACATCGGCAGCAACAATCAATTTTGCAGCATGATAAAGTTTGGGATCGGCATTTGTTGGTAAAGTACCAGAGACAGGGGCAATGAATCGCCGAGAAAAGACACCCCCATCCTTCTTTGAAAACATAAGACTAGCATTAGTGGATGGTTTACAACGCATTGCTCCTTTGAAATTAAGCAATTCCTGTTTTGAAGTAGGATCGCTATCAGCAACGTTATAATCAAATGCCATCATAATTGTGCCACTGGCATTAGCATTGAATTCAGAAAGCATTGTTTCGTAAACAACTCTCATTCCCGCAATTCTATAACTCTCATAATTGGCGGCAACACCAGCCAACCATGGAAAAAGAATATTATTTGTAGGATTAATCAAATCCACGGAAATTTCATTGTAACCAACATTCATGAGGTTATCAAGTTGTATATTCCGAATAAACTCTCTGTGAACAATGTGTGGTGCAGCATGACCGCCCAATGTGGCTGTTTTCATTCTGAGGGTCTTTCTAGCCCTCATCCTTCGTCTGCTTTTAATTTTGTGAAGAGTATTAAAACTCCTTTTAGGAGGTCTAGGCCTCCTTGGTCTATTACCACGTTTGGGACCAGAGCGAACTCTAATCCCTTTGCGGGCTAGACGTGAACGTTGTTTTTGAGATTTAGTTTTAGTCATGGCGTGAATTTAAGGCCACCATGTCTAATCCAGTATGTATCTGGAACAGTTGATCATCTGTCAATCTCGTTTTCTTAGCATTATGCCAATCAATATCGTTCAATTTGTTTCTAGGATGTTTTGCAACCCAATCATCCACTTTAGCCAGGCATAACTTATATTCTTGTTCCCAAGGCCAAAGTCCATTACATAATGCATAATAACGGTTCAAGGATTTAGCATCATCCTTCTTATGTCTCCAACGCAGACCGGAGATCATTTTGTCGCGTCTACCACCAACAGCATAAATCCACATGTTTCTTCCAGACACAAAACGTCTTACAAGTGTATGCGATAGGTAAATGAGTTCCCGAACAGGTTTAAAACTCATACAAGTGATTTCTAGGTAGATAGCATACTCAGCAAGAATATCAACCATGGCTACTGGATGAAAGTTGATTTCATCATTAATTACTAAACCAGCACCATCGTCTCCATTAGTATAGATTTTCATATCTCTTATGTAGTCCTTTGGAGTCCTATCTGGGTTCATTCGTTTATACGGGATCCAGTAAATACAGTACTTGGCTAAAGAATTATCATCGCCAGTATTTAATTGTCCTGATTTCTGGCACCACCAACGTACAACATAACCAAAGATAACAGTGAAGCCACAATAAATTTCATTATAATAATTGTCAACAGCAGCTTTCAACTGTACAGGCAAATAGGCAGACCTAACATCGCGAATAATGGCAGATAATCCTGGGTTAAAAAGTGCATCCCAGGAA